CTTAACTCAGATATTTTAGATCTTGAAGCCATACGTGTATATGATCTTCCAGTCTTTTTATCCTTTACTCTTACTTTATATTTTTTTTCTTCCTCACTTATTTCTTCAACAGAACTTGGTGTACCATCATCATGTTCAATTACTTTACCATCAGCATCTTTTTGATGATGTTCAGCAACTTCTGTCTCCTCTTTCTTCATTGCCTTCGCAATTGCCTTACGACGTTTCATAAGATAAGAATCAGAACTATCTTTATCTCCATCGTTATCTACATCCCCATCTTCCTTACCAACTGGGTCTAATTTTTTTTCTTGCACAGATTGATATGCTTCAGCGATTGATTTAAGATCCATTTTTCTAGACACTTTTCTTTTATTTATTTCTTTTTATAATCACACATTATATGAGACGGATATAACCCAGATTGTTTGTTCCTTAAATTGAACATAAACTTATAATTACTACTCTCACAATGAATATCTAATCGCTTTCCAGAACCTCTTGCACCACCATAATGTAGAACAACACGTCCTGTTAATTTTGCTGATTTTTTCATATAAGATTCAGTTACTTCAAACATATCTAACTTATTACCTTTTGCGTGAACCATCCAGTATCCATATCCAATAGCATATTGCAATAAATTTTCAATGCTCCTCTTATTACATTTACCAGTTACATCAACCTTCTTACCTTTGTATTTTCCATAGTTGTTAAAGATATTCGCAAACTCAACTTTATCTATTGCAAACATTTTAAAAATTTCTCTACCTATTGGATCTCTATAATTATCAAAATTCTTTTTGTAATCATTTACAGCAAATATTCTACCAACACCAGAATTAATAAAAGTCAAAGTATCTCCAAATTTTAGAGATAGATAAACTTTATCTTTTCCACCAAATGTAGTTGTAATATCTGTTATTGTGCTTCCTATTTCCTTGGTCTTCTTTCCACCTGCAGATACATATAGACCACCACTATAAGAAAGTGGTCTTGGTTGATTCTTACCACCTACAGCTTTGACTTCTGAAAAACTAATTTCTTTACTTTACCAATTGCTTCCACTAATTTCTTTGCATCTTTTGCATATTTGGTATTCATATTTGAACATCCTAGTTCACATATCAAACTATCATAGAAATCTTTTTCAAATTTAATTCCTAAATTTATTTTCTTTCCACCAACTTGGCCACCAAATTCCTCTGTCTTTACCATTTCAGTTAGAGGAACAGTTTTAATTTTGTTGGTATTTAAAAATTTACCAGTAAATAAAATTTTATCAGAACGTTGATTTCTCTCTAATATATTTTTTACTCTGGATAATGCTTCACCTGATCTATTACTTTGATTATCTTCAAACGCATCTACTTGATTATTATCTTCTTGAAATACGATAGCAGTAGGTTTAAACTGACCATCTTTATGCAAAAAGGTATTTACCAATCCTTGTTGACCGAAAAATTTGTTAATAAGAGTTTCATCATTTCCCCTTTTAGAAAGATCTGATTTAGTTAACTCAGCCATTAGTTTTTTTCTTTCTCTTGTAAATCTTCCTAATCATCTTAGCATACATTACATCTGCTTCACCATAAAGATTAGGTTTCTTTTTATATATTTTAATTAATTTTTTTGCTGTTTTGTGATCCGAATCATTGTTCGTCATTTTTCTTTTTGAAATATTTGTTCAGAACCTCTATCTGATCATGATATTTTGCAATCATATTTAATTCTTCTTCTATTGCTTCTAATACGTTTGAATGTTCTCCGATACCCACGGGATTTGTCAAATATACCTCTACATTAGCCTTGTGCTTTGCAATATCACCGTGAGCATGTGCAATTAAAGCATTGATGATCTGTTCTCTCATAATCTGATAGTAAGTATATCTATTTAGTCAAGTGCGTCTAAGTCTCTACGAACGTGTCCTTCAACTGGTTTATGATCTTTCATTCCATCGTGATTTCCATCTCTTGGTAACTTGCCTGTCATTAAATACTCAATAGTGTCAATACACCCCTTAAGATAAGATACTCTTTCTTTATCTTCTGGATCTACTTGTGCAATTCTTTTCGTAAATCTTTTATGTAATTGTTCGTAAGATTCAGTTGTTTTCATTTGTCATCTTCGTGTGTTGGTTTACCAAAAGTTTTGTAAGCAAGTTGTTCTTTTAAGAACGCAATTTGTGCTTTTAATTGACTATTCTCATTCTGAAGAACTTCAATTTCTGCTTCATAAACATGTATCATAGTTTTTTTATCTGTCATTTGCTGCACGGTTTTCGGAATAGTGAACATCAAAGTCTCCACCAGGATATCTCTTCTTTAACTTTTCAACGTTACCTTCAATCACTTCATCGAGTGAAACGTGTAGTGCTTTACATGCTTGCATCACGTACCACATAACATCACCCAACTCAATAATAAGATGTTCTCGATTGTCGTCGTTCCAAGGTTTACCTTGAAAAACCATCTTCTTAACGATCTCCATAAACTCACCACCTTCAGCACTAATGCCAACAGCAGCAGTAAGAAGCCTGTGAATATTGGCACCCTTTCTGTCAAGGGAACTAAGACTCTCAATAAAAGATTGATAATCCTTACTGGAATCGGATGTGACACCATCCACGAATATAGCATACTTATCAAAGTCAATTTTTTTAGTCATTAGAATTTAAACTCTGCGAATGATTTTTTAGGTTTCTGCTTTTGTTCATTATACTCTTCTTCCTGTCCACTGTCAAGAATATCGTCTTGTGCCTTTTGCTCAACATCATATAATCTCATCTTTGCACGATCAACTCCAATCACAAACCTTTTATAGATGGTTGGGTCATTGTATCTATTCTTCAATTGTTTGACCATTATCTGCCCAAGCCCCTCAAGCTCCTCTGTACTAATAAGAGCAAACATAAGATCAGCAGTGGCGGGTAAACCGAACGACTCACTTGTGTCAGTAAGATCAACATCACTACTCCCAAAGCCAGAACGAGTCGTCTGAGTAGCGGAGACGATAGGTACATTAGCCTCAACTGCAAGACCACGGAGCTCTTCAGCAATCGCTTTAATATAGGAATACGAGTTGACATTGTTGTTTGTACGATAACGTGATGATGCACATATATTTAAGTAATCAATGAATATAATATCAGGAGTAAATGACTTTTTCAATGCAAGTTCATTTAACAGTGATTTAAAATGACCTGAATGTGCAGATGCAGTAGGATACTCTTTAATTATAAGAGTTCCTTGTGTCTTCTTTGTAATATTATTTACCTTACTTTCAAACATAGGTTTAGGTAAATCAGTAATATCTTGTATTGCAACATTCAATAAGTTTGCATCAATTCTTTCTGCAATCTTTTCTTCTGCCATTTCAAGAGTAATGTATAAAACATTCTTACCATCTAAAAGGACAGAACTAGCGTGATGACACATAAACAAAGATTTACCTACACCAGTTCCCGCAAGTGCAATATTGAGTGTTTTGTTTGGAAGACCTCCCTTTGTAATTTTATTAAAGAGTTCAAGGTCGAATTTAATTCTACTTTCTTTCCTGTGGTAGGATTCAAATCTTTCCTCATAGTCCTCTAAGTAATCATGACCTACATGATTATCGAAAGAAACAGCCAAAGCATCAGACAGAATACTAGGAATAGCATCCCTTCCTTTCTTGTCATCTTGTCCATCTGCAAGTGCGATTGATTCCATGAGTGCCAAATATATAGCACGATCACGACACCATTTCTCAGTTGAATCAAGTAACCATTGATTATCAACTGGTGCATCATCAAAAGTTTTTGTAGTTTCTCTTGCCTCTTTTATTTCTGTTTCTGTTAAGTCAGTGCGATTTTCAATCTCAATATTCAATGCTTCAATTGTAATTGCAGCATCATATTTCACAATAAATTGTGTTGTCTCTTCAAATATTATTTTTTCAGTTTTATTCTCAAAGTAATCTGGTTGAATGAATGGAATAACTTTTCTTGAGTATTCTTCATCAAAAATTAGATTACGAAGAATGGTAGTCTCAATTCGTTCCATAATTAAAATTGATAACCATTTTTCTTTTTTGGTCTGTGCAGGTATATCCAGTATGCATCATATTTGAATTAAACGTAACAATCCTGTTTTGTACACAATCTATCTTACCACCTCCTTTAAATTCTGTCCACCCATTGTTTGTATTCATATAAAGAATTGATGTTGTATTATTATTATCTGTATCAACATGATAACCTCCCTCTATATGATTAGAAGTTCGTGTATTTAAATTTGCTTTAACCCTTTCTAAGTTTTTTACATTTAACTTTTCAATAATTGGTGAAATAAAACTATAGAGAGGTGTATTAACTATATCTCTTGATGAATTAATAAATGTATGAGTAAATT